TCAAGTGCGTTATAATTGAGTATATTAGCAAAATATTCCGATAAAAAGTAGGTCGGTAGGTCGGTAGGTTACTAAAAAATTAAAAAACTATACACGAAAAATAATTTAGCCATTCACAAATAGATCGAGATGAACTATTACACCATTACAGTTGCCGTTAAACCATACATCCGGGCGTTTCTCGAGAATAATTTCGGTTCCCCGGTAGACATCCGGAAAGATCCGGAATTAAATAACATGGTTGAATTCCTGTTGAAAGAAGGAGCGACACGTCTGGACAAGACATTACAGATCAAGTACACTGATACCGTTTGCTTCCGGATATCAAGGGACACCTTTCACCGGTACGGCTTCACTCTCACGAAGACGGCCACGCAGCGACTTAATTGTTACCTGGAACGCCGGATCAAATTTTTCGCTCGTGTTTACATCGCTAACAACCGGAGTATCGGGATCCCTTTGGCCAGATGTATCCGTGATTTTCAAGAAAAATTCAATTTCCCGGAAGACGTCTGGAGTGCCGAGGCCATTCGAAAAGACTTCACGAGAAACGGTAAAACCGTCCAGTCGAAATTCATCACGAACTTTAAAAACGAATTAAATAAAATATTTCTGGAATTTATGTCCGAGAGTGGGACATTATCCAAATCTTTCCCTAAATCGGGACAAGAATAAATATCATATATAAAACATATAACCATGAATAACACCGGAGGTTTAAACAAAATGTTTATCTGCCCCATTTCCAATTTATCCAAAGATGGAAAAATCATATCCAGGGACAAATTAATTAACATCCCCTTCACCTACGACACGGGTGAACGTTCTTGCTCGTACAAGGAAGACAAAAAAGGAAAATATTATGATCTACAAATCAAATGTCAAATACCCCGTTCAGATAAGGCAGAAGAACTGATCAAAACATTCCCGCTACTTTACGTTTTAATAACGATCGACACGAACGGGATCTCCAGGTTGGAAGGAAACAAGGAAGAACCACTCCACCATGAATATGATCAAAAAAGCGGCAGTGACTTTTCCGATTTCAACCACGTCGAACTTAAATTTTCCCGTAAATTACGCCTCCCTCCCACTATTTTGCCGGATTAACTGTCCTTTTTATATTATCGACAATGCCATAATATTGCCTGAAAAACAGTATTATGGCAAAAGTTATTGAATTCGATATTGACGGTTACATCTCCTCTTACGGTTATAATAGCCGGTACGTGAAATCATTTTTAAAAGAAGCCGGGAAAGATCAAGTCATCTGCCACTTATGCAGTCTTGGAGGAGAATTTCTCGTTGGGGTGAGTATAAAAGACGAGTTCTCGAAACATGGAAACGTGCTTGTTGACATTTCCGGTTATGCCGCCAGTGCCGCCACGTTCATCGCACTCGGGGCCAAACATACTCGCATGAGTGAATCTTCATTCTACCTTATCCATAAAGTCCTAAGCTGGGTTGATGCCTGGGGCAGCATGAACGAGGATCAGATCTCCGAGTTGATTTCCGATCTTGAAAAAATCAAGGACGAGAACGAGAAAATGACCCTTGTCGCGGCAAAAGCGTACGCGGATAAAAGTGGTAAATCCATCACTGATATTCTCAACTTGATGAAACAAGATACTTGGTTAACCGCGGATGAAGCCAAAGAATGGGGATTCGTGGACGAGGTGTACAAAACCACCACTCGATTCGATTCTTCCCGTGTCTCGGAGAAGTTCAACGCACTAGGCCTTCCCCGCCTACCTTCCGGGGAAAGAACATCATCAAACTTGGATGTTGACACCATCGTGAACAAAGTCGTGTCTGGGATCAAAAATATCATGCCCAAAAAATCGCAGGTACCCGAAACAAACACGAACGATAACCATAATCAAAAAACAATCCTCATGAACAAATTTGACAGAATTAATTCCATCTTGAAAGTGGAACACTTGGAAAGCACGGACGGGCAAGGATGCTACTTGAACGCGACACAACTCCAGGCCCTTGAAGATGCCATCTCCCAACGAGACCAACAAATCAGCAACATCAAGCAATGTGAAACGGAGTACAACAACGCTGTCACGACCCTTAACGAACTACACCCCGATATCGCGGCAGAAAGCTCCTTCCCGAAAAAAATAAACGTCATCCGGGAAAAACTAGCCGCCAAGCCGGGAACCCCCATTTCCGGGATTCACGAACAGAAACACAAAGAAGATGGCGTTGACTGGGAGAAACTCAATTCGATGAAACACATGCAAGAATAACCTTTAAACAAGTAATAAAAATGGCAGCAGATTTATTAGTTAGTGAAATCGTACAGGCCTACGGAGCCTACTATTTAAACAGTGGTCAAAACCTTAATAATATCATTAAAATATTAACCCAAGGTTCCGTTACTCCCACTCACATGACCCCGATCAAGACAGATAACGACGTGTACAGGATGGCCTCATTCGATATAGGTCCGATCGTCCAACCTTTCAAAAAATCGTGGACCCCGACCGACCCGGGAGAGTTCCATCCCCAAGAGATCAGGAAACGCCGGATGAAAGTAGACCTTGACATCTGGCCGGATGATATTAAAAGTTCCTGGTTGGGTTTCTTGGCAGGGCAAGATCTTTCCCGTAAAGATTGGCCTTTAATCCGTTTCTTGATGGAAAATTACTTGATCCCGAGAATCCACCAGGACATGGAATCCATGGTCTACTATGACGGGGTGTACAAGGCTCCCACGGGATCTACCGCGGGAAAACCGGAAGAATCCATGGACGGCCTGAAATTATTATTACAAAAAGGAGTCGATGACGGTTCCATGAAACTCCTCTCTATCGGGGCATTGGATAAAACAACTGTTTTCGATCAAGTCGAGGCCGCGATTGATGAAATTTCCGAGATCTATCAAGGGGTAGAGATGCTCGTGTGCATGGCCCCAATTTACGCTAGAGCCTATCTTCGTGATAAACGGGCACAAGGTTTTTACGACATTAAATCGGCCCGGGAAGTGAACCTTGGAATTGATTTCTCCCCAAGTTCAGTCGTTCCGTTACCTTCCATGGGTACCAGTACTGATATGTTCATTACCCCGAAATCCAACCTTATCCACGTCACGGATGAAACCATGAACAAGGAAACATTCAAGGTCGAGGAAAGCAAGCGTTGTGTTTCCGTGATGACAGACTGGGGTGAAGGTGTAGGTTTCGGAATCAACGAGGTAGTCTGGACAAACAAGACCAAAACTTCAACCGAGGACCAGAAAGAAGGAACAGGAGAATAAATATTAATAACCGTGTTACCCTTGGATAGGGTAACACTTAAATAATTAACAAGATGGATTTCGCAGATATTGATAAAAATCTCCCCGACGGGAAGAACATGGGTGGACTTCCCCAGATCGTGTATTTCTGCCTGCATACCGACGTGCTAACGTTCCCTACCGAACCTAAAATGTCCGACGAGGATATAACCCTGGAGAAAATGGGTGAACTAGTAGGAGACCTTACCTTGAAAGAAGGTAAAAAAATGCATTCTTTTTATATCACGGACGATGAAGGAAAACTCGATTTCGAGAGCGTGGGGGAAAAGGATGGAAAGAGCTTCTCCGAGAAATTAAGAATTTACAATCCCGGGTTACAATCGAAATTATTAGGCTTCGTGAATATTGCTAAAAATGAAAGCCTAGTTTTCCTTGTTCCGGATTGTAATGACAATTACTTCTTGATGGGAGATACCCTCCGGGGAGCAACCCTCGACAGTATCGAGAACATGACCACGGGGCAAAAAACAGAAGAACGTCCCGGCGCGGGAATGGTCTTCGCTTACAAAACAGCGAACGTCTATCGTTATGTCGGGAAATTCCCGGCCAGCACCCCCACGGAAGTAACAGCATGAATACCGGATCCCGAAAGGGATCCTTTTTAACACCACAAGCACATGGGAAAGATTAACAACCAAGTTATAGAGATCCGGAACTGGCTGAACTCGGACAGGAACTACAATGACGGGGTATTCCTGTACAACAAATACGGGAACAACGATAGTTTAAAACGTATCTTCCCCGGTCGGGAGAAATTCCAAGCGCAAAAACTCGCCTACGAGTTGGCAAAACTGGCAGGCTTTTCCTTTTCCGATTTCTTAAAAGATCAGGTGATTCAAGAAGAAGTAACACCCGTATCCCCGAAAAAAAACACGACCGAGAACAACGAAGACACGGGCTTAACCGGACAAACGAATCGCAAAATGATCGAATACCCACCCCTAATTCGCAGGGTAATACACGAAATGAGCCGGCTATACAACGACCGGAGTATGCTAAAGACACAACAAAACGCGATCCCGGACGAGAACACTCCGGAAAACGTCGAAAAACGAAAGAATCTCGTGGATAGGATCGAGCCCCTTTCCGGGCGCATCCAGCTACTTTTCGAGGCGAAAAAAGCCTACCTCGAAAGAGGCATCATCCCGGACGAGAACGCCCTATTTCCCCTGGAGGAATCGAAACAATCCATCGAGGAGTTGCAAACGAGATTGAAAAATCTCCGGAGTTATATCTCGAAAGATAAAAACATCTTAGTTTATCAACGAGAAACAAGACAAGAAAAACCGAACCCGATGCCGGACAGTCCGAAAAAGGAACGAATCTTGAAACGTATCGAGAAAAACGAGAAAGAAGTACAAGAGCTTGAAAAGCGGATTAAAGATGCTACTGACAATAACTGATATCGTGAAAAGAAAACAAACTGAAGAACCGGAAGCACAAACGCCCCCGGTTCTTCGTTTAAAATCTCCTCTCTGCAAAAAGATTTCAAACCCGGAAAGTTCCCTCCACGAGGAAATCGGGCAAATCTCTCACGACGAATGCATTCATTTTTGGTCATTCGGATCTTACTCTCTACATGAACTCATGTTCTACTTGCTCAAGCAAACGGGGCCAGCACACGTGAACCTATGTACCTGGTCTATCAGTCAAGACGCCATAGAGAAAATCACGAGAAAACACAACAACGGGGAGATTTTATCCATTCGTTTCTTGCTTGACCCGAGGGTAAAAGTTTGCAAGGCAAAACCCTTGCAGATGATCACCCGTAATTTTCGACACGCCATCACCCGGGTACACGCGAAAGTAGTAACGATCGAGAACAACGAGTGGAAAATATCCATCGTGAGCAGCCAAAACGCCACGAATAATCCTAAACTTGAACGAGGAGTTATCATCATCTCGGATGACATCCATGACTTTGACAAACAAATCATAGACAATGAATTTAGAAAGCACGAAGTTAGAAATGATCGAGCAACTAGCGGGATTATTTTACACCCCGAGGGAGATTGCCATCATCCTGGAAGTTGACCCGGAAGATCTCGACAATGAAATCGCTTCCGAGAACGGCGAAATATATACCGCTTACATGAAAGGATATTACAAGAGTGACGTGGAACTCCGGAAAAGTATCACGGAATCAGCCCTACAAGGTAGTTCCCCCGCACAGGCCATGCTAAGAGATATTCAAAAAATTTTAAAGATCAGATCATGAGAAAAGCGTTGGAAGACCAAGATTTTGAAAACATCAAATCATACTTGTTAGAAGGTAACGAGGCCGCTTTACCCGCCCATCAAAAACTCATGCTGGATCGCTGGGTCGCGGCGTCAAAGCTCCTTGACAAGAATCCCGTGATGAAAAATGCCGTGGCCATTCTCCGGTTGAAATTCCCGGGTTTAAGTCGGACGCAAGCGTACGAGGATTGCCGAAACGCCATCCGAATGTTCAACTCGAAAAAAGACTTCGATTTTGACTTGTGGCGTAACTGGTTACTCGATGACATAATAAAACTATGTATCAAGGCCCGAGAATCCGGGGATCTGAAATCATGGGCATTAGCACAACGTAACCTGATCGCCGCCCTTGGCGAGGCTCCGGCACAAGATATCGACCCGAAATTACTGGAAAAACACCCGATCGTAATTCCGATCCAGGTCAACAACAACACGTACAACGTGGATTTCAACAAGTTTTTAAGTCTATCCATCGATCAACGAACGAAACTTGCCGATGCTCTCGTCGCCCCGGCAACGGACGAGGATATTATTAAAATCATGAAATCATGATCCAAAAATTACAACTGAACCCGGCGCAACAAACCGGGGTTATCTTGCAAGCCAAGAATAAAGTGGATATCTGGGGACGAGGTACCGGGAAATCGGCGGGCATCGCCTGGGATATAAACCTGATCAATCGCTCCATGCCCAGGGCACTGACTTCCGTGACCGGGCAAACCTTCGGGCAATTACTCACCCGAACACTCCCCTCCACGTTTAAATTGCTTGAACTCATGGGATACAAGCAACACGTTTCAGCAAAAGATCCCGGTAATTACATTATCAATCGCCGTCCTCCCGATCACTTTATCACGCCCCATGAAAAAATCATGAAATACGACAACTTCATCAGTTTCTCGAACGGGAACGGTTTGTTACTACTATCACAAGACCGGGCAGGATCTTCCCGGGGACCATCCGTTGACTACGAGATCCTGGATGAAGCCTTAACCATCAACAAACAACGATACGATGAAGAGACATCCCCCACGAACCGAGGAAACGAGGGAATATTCGGTCCTAAAAGCCCCAGGCCAATTCCTTGGCACCACGGTTTTCACTATTCAAGTTCCATGCCCTACACGGCAGAGCAAAAATGGCTTTTAGAACTAGGTAATTATTACGAGGAAGAACGAGAGATCCGGTTGTTCGAAGTATGGAATCAAATCATTCGCCTTCAACTAGAATTACTCGAATGTGAATCCCGGGAAGAGTTCAAACGAATCTGGAACGAAACCATTCGTCTCAAACAGAAAATCGCTCCATTCGTGAGTAAAGAAGGAACGTTATTCACCTTCGCCAACGCCTTCGACAACATAGATAACGTCGGTTTCTCGTATATCAAACGAGAATACCAGAAACAAACGTTACTAACTTTCCTGATCGAGATCATGAATATGATCGTGGATAAGGTGGAGGATTGTTATTACCCTCTCTCCGATCGTCACGTCTATTATAACTCGACAAACGACAGTTACATCCGGGATGTTGCCGAGAACACGAATTTTGATTGGAACAAACTATCGGAATCCGATTGCAGGTACGACGCAGATTGTGATCCCCGTTCCCCGATCGAGTTATCCTTCGACTGGGGAGCCCGTATTTCCCTCATGACCGTATCGCAAGAACGTCATTTCGATTTTTCCACGGGGCTCGTGACCGATTACTCGATCCAAACGTTCATCAACGAGTTTTTCGTGAAACCGGACGTTCCCTCCACCATGATCAACGCCTTGATCGACAATTTTTGCAAATATTACACGCATCACGAAACAAAAATCATACATTACTACCGGGATCGTTACGGGGATCACCGTCAGGCAAACAGTTCTCAATCATATAACGAACAAGCCATTGACAGGCTACAAAAAAACGGCTGGACAGTCATCCCGTTTGTACATCACGGCATGGAACCCCCACAACACGATAAATTCTTACTTATCCAGAACATATTGAAAGAATCCGACCAACGTTTCCCAGCCGCAAGATTTAACGGGGTAAAATGCAAATACACACTCATTTCCATGAACAACACCCGGGTTATCGAACGGGACGGCCGCTTCGGGAAAGACAAGAAAAGCGAAAGCGCTCACTCCGGGGTTCTACCCGAGGAAGCAACCCATTTCGGTGATGCCGTGGATAAAATTTTCTGGACGAAATTCAACAATTGTCTCTACAAGTCAAATTATACATTCATACCCATCAGGCTAAAATAATACAAGACATCTTTAAAATCCAACATGAACGTAAAAAATAGAATCATTTAAAAACAAGATAAACACCTACCCTGTTTCCTCCCGAACGGGATTTTACTTCAAAATCTGTCCTTTTTTCCATGTTCACTCTCCTTTATTTTAGCGGAAAAACAGGAGTAACATGGCAACAACAATCAAAAGAAACCTCGTTTTAAAAGAACTCGATATAAAAGAAGACCCAACCACTGGAAAGCAACGTGTTTTTTCTATCACTTTTGACAAGAAAAACGGGGAACGGGTTTACTATCCTCGTGCCGTTTCCTGTGGTCTAAACATGGATCTGAAAGCGAACCGTTGCCGGGGAATCCTTGCCGTTGACCAAAACGGGAACGCAATCTCTCACCCAACACCCGTGGGGATAGACCGGATCATCAAGTATAACGATTTAAGCGTTATTTTCTAATGGCAGCGACAGTTATATATAACGATCAGGGAGTGCCATTAATGGCCTACGGGAAAAACTATTTCGCTTCAACCGCGGGAATCCCAGAAAAAACAAAGTATACAGAGCAAATTCAAGACGTTGATAATACAGTCACTATCGGGGAACACGTGTGTTGTTCTTGGGCATCCGGGAATAACTTCCCGCAAGAAGCCTCTAAAGTTATCAGCCGGACGGGAGTTTTAAACACCGGGTTAAAATTCATACACAAGGTTGTTCTCGGTCAAGGAATATTCCCTTGTCGTGTCAGTGGTTACGATGAAAAAGGGAACGAGAAACTCGAAGTTGTCAATCATCCCGAGATCATCAACCTCATGCAATCCCGCATGATCCGCCGTTATCTTGCCAACAGTTACCGGGATATCTTGAAATTCGGGATATCCTTTCCACAACTTATCCCCAATCAAGACGGTAGCAAAATCGTCGGAATAAATACCATTAACGCCCTTCATTCCAGACTAACCAAACCCGAGAATGGTCAAATAAAACATTGTATTGTTTCCGGAGAATGGCCTGATGTAAACTCTCGCAACATGGAAGTTTACCCGGTACTCGATAACTATGACCCCTTGGCGGATCTCGAAATCCTCCGGTATGAAGGCAAATTAAAAGGTAAATCTTTCATTTACCCTCTTCGAGACGAATGGGATAACGATGACATTTACCCTTTACCTTCGTGGTGGTCAGCAAAATTAGCGGGTTGGATAGACGTGGCAAATAAAATCCCCGCCTTCCTCGCGAAAGCATACGAGAATCAAATCACCTGGATGTGGCACGTGAAAATTCCATACGCTTACTGGGATAAACGATTCCCAGTAGCAGATTACCCGGATAAATCAATCCGCCAACAAAAAATCCAAGAAGAAATGGATCTGATCGAGGAGAGTTTAACCGACTCGGCAAACGCCAACAAGGCTATTTTCACGCATTACACGATCGGCACAAACGGGAAACCCGAGGAGCAATGGATTATCGAACCACTGGACAACAAATACAAGGCAGATGATAAACTATTAACCTCAGCCGCGGCAAACTCCGAGATATTGTTCTCGCTCATGGTAAACCCGAACGTTCTCGGTGCCGGGATGCCGGGCGGGACCTACGCGGGAAATCAAGGCGGAAGCAACATCCGGGAAGCATTTCTTGTGAACGTGGCCATGGCATGGCTTGACAGGCAAAATATACTGGATCCTATCGAAACCATGTTACAATTTAACGGTATTAAAGACATCCAATTGAGATTTAGAAACACGATACTAACCACGCTGGACACCGGTTCCGGCACGCAAAAAGTAATATCATGATTTTCTCGACAGATAAAACGACCCTTTTACGGGAAATTCAAGAATTCCTCCCGTTCGCCTCGAACTACGATCTTGAACGAGTAATCCCGTTACTGGAAGACACGGAAAAACATTTTCTCACCCCACTCCTTGGCACGGCTCTACACGAACGTCTAACGAAAGACATGGGAACGTACAACGAAGAGATCAAAATGTGCAGGAAAGCCGTGGCCAATATCATGGTTTACATGAATTTTACCTTGCTAAACACGCAACTTCTCCCGGGTGGTTTCACTCGAATCAGCGGGGAAAACACGAGTTCCTTGTACAAGTACCAAGAAGAAGACTTGAAAAAGATATTCCGGCGTAACGGTTTCGATCAGCTTGATGTTATCGTGGAATATTTCATGAAGAACCGGGAACGTTTCCCTGAATTCGAAACATCAGACTATTACATTTCCGGGCAACACGAAGTGATACCGGATCGTTTCGTGTTCTCGAAATTTTACAAAACAATATCACACGTCGTTTTCAAACACCTTCAACCATTCATCCACCGGGCTATCGACCTGGACATCTCTCCCATCATCACCATAAACGAGACGGTCTTGCAAGATACCAACCTTTTACAACTGATTCGCCCGATCGTGGTTTACCTTGCCGTGGCTTACGCCATCGAGGATTCGGGGGTGAATATTGATGAAACGGGGGTCTGGCTTGAAAACAAGATTCCCGCGGACGGAATTATCGAGAGAAACCCGTTATCGAAAGAGACAAGCGATGCCTTGGTCACACGATATCGAGAACTCGCCTCACGGTACATGGATCATCTCACGAAAGAAGTTTCCGGGGTATCGGAAAACATTAACGTGTTCGCTAGGGATAACAAGAACAAGAAAACTATTTGGATATAAACCAAAATATCATGAACAACATCAAGATAACATATCATCATTGGTTCCGGGAAAAGAGCATTGAAACGACTTTCCCGTCATGTTGGTCCGAGATGACACCAAGACAATTCCTTGCCTTAACATCTCGCCCGGATGATCATGAATTACTTGCCGTCATGCTAGATATACCCAAGCGAATCGTGAAACGGTTATCATTATTGCAGATCCACGAGCTGGCCAACCTTTTTGATTTCATAAAACGAGATCAAAAAGTCTCATCTTTCTCTTTAACTACCCTGCGAATCCCGTCCGCGGGAATCCTTCATTCCCCGAACCCCAAACTACAAGAAATGCCATTCATGCAGTTCGTTTACGTGGATACTTTTTACATGAGTTACGCCGTTGATCCACGTTTCGAAACACTATGTAAACTTGTATCTTACCTGTATTCTCCTAAAACCGGTTTCAACAAGATAACAGCAGACGCTAACATAGACAAGATAAGAAAACTCGACAAAAAGACACTAGAGGCTATCTCCTTAAACTACGGGCTTATCAGGAAATGGATCACGGAACGTTACCCCCTCGTTTTCCCGAAACACTCTAACACGAGAAAAAGTCACGATTCTTCCTGGCTTGACGTGTTCGACAATATTGTCGGGGACGATTTAAAAGACCGGGATAAATACGCCGAAGTTCCCGTGAACGCCGTCTTCAGGTTCATAACGAAAAAAATCAAGGAGGGAAGAAAATGAAACAGGAATATTCTGATATAGCGAACTATTTCCAAGACTTGGCACAAAAGCACAAGGAAATAAAAGAATTCAAACGTTACGAGTTAGATGAACTTCTTTCAAACGCCATGTTCGCATGTTACCCGGCCCTCGTGCTAGAGGGATTTGACTTCGACTTTTCCGGCTCCTCTCCTGACAACGTGTTAAAAAACCGGACAGGTGGGTTCAATATAGTGCTTCCCTGCAATATCAATAACGCGGAGGAAAGAACACAAACCCTTGATCACCTCGAAACGATCGGGGACCAGTTCATCATGAAAATCGCGAAAGACAAGAAAGAGCGTCACCCCTTGCTCACCACTTTCGACCTGTCTTCCATCGAAGGTATTCATTTCGCGAACCCAGTTCATGGAATCGTGTTTTGCCGTTACACCTTCACGTTAAGAACAAAAATCGTAGAGGATCTATCAGTATGGGAGTAGAATTATTAAAAATCCCGGCTAAACTAGCCCCTTCCGGGAATCCCATGAACTTCAAAGTTCGGGCGGGGAACTACGCCATTTCCGGGCATCGACTCACTGCCCAAATTCAAATCGAAACGGTTCCGGACAGCGGGATTTTTCACGCCTTGCCCGTCATGAATCTGGATCCCGATGAAACAGGTGTGGCAGATTTGGACGTTAGCACTATCATTCACCGGAGAATGCAAACAGAGCTACCGGCTTTCGAGGATTCCCGGGTTACCCGTCTTTTAAAATCCACGCTTCGTTACAAGGTCCTATTCTCGGAATACTATGGGAATCAATCAGCGATGAAAGAAACGAGTATTTTAACTGCAATGAAGTGTCGCTTGAATTTCTATAATTATCCCCTCGAAACAATCGAGGATTACATTATTCAAGGCAAAAACTACTTGTCTCATCGCCCGGAAACAATCGACACCCACCCCGGGGAAATTCATTATCTCGTGGTATTAACCCTGTTTCCGGACACTTACACGACAAAACTATCTGCCCGGTATTCGGATGGAACTGAAAACACGATAGACTTGCATACTTTCACCTCTGTCACGGAATACAACGTGTTCGCCATCCCGTCTGGCTTGAAACACTTGAACCTCGCGAAAACAGGTATTTCACTTGTTTCTTACACTATATGGGTTGAAAATTCTTCTCACGAGATCGCTTTCAAGAAAATAACATTTAACGTGTTTCCCGGCAACCCGGCAAATCGTTGTTTCTTGTTTGGAAATCTACTCGGGGGTATTGATACCATAATCACGGAATATCAATCCGATTCACTAAAAGTGGAACGAGAAGCCTTCCAAAAATACTTGCCCATGGATTACAAGGCAAATAGTTACAACATCACGACATTCGTATCCGGGTACACGAATATTTTCGAGGCCTCGACCGGATATATCAGCCGAAAATTAGCAGAAGTATGCAAGGAAATGGCCATCAGTGAAACCGTGTTCCTCGTGGGGAAAAAATCTTTCATCGCTATCAATATAGACAAAGGAACTTTTGATATTGCTAACGACAAGGAAGATCTTCAATCATTCACGTTCAAGTATTCCCCAGCCTTTGAAAAAGACTTGATATTCCTTTCTGTTGGTGCAAGCGAATCTTATTCAGATAACGATTATAATGAAGATTATGACTAGCCTGGAAGAATTAAAACAATTGATCGACTATATTCATCGTCGATTACCGTCCGAAGAGAAAATCGACGCCGCGGAACATAATCGTATCCTAAAAACTCTTGTTGACACGCTGGCCGGAATCGGTGCGAACGTATTTTTAGGCATCACCACACCCGAGACTATACCGGAACAATCCCCGGCTATCAAATGTTTTTACCTGGCAACAAAGAAAGGGAATTACCCTCATTTCGGAGATCTTGTTATAAACAGTCCCCTCGCAGTAATCTACTGGAACGGCTTTGACTGGGAAAAACATGAAATCGAAGTTTCTGTAAACGTAAATGTAGACATTAATGATTTCGTTGATTTAAGTAATTTCGCTAAATTAACGGCAGATAACGAGTTTGTTGGAAATCAAAAAATAATAGGCTCTCTCGAAATTGGAGAAACTCGGGGAAAACTTCGTCCAGCAGTAACCCGCAACAGAGAAATGGCTGATGGTAATGCAACTGTATGGGATGACTTATTGAAAGTAATCAAAACTGTTAAACAAGTACCCGATTCAAAACTATTTAATGAACACGCTTGGGAAGACTGGTTTAATCAGGCACTTCGTACTTTCGATGATGTGAAATTTAAGAGTCTTAAATCTACAGAATTCGAAACCAAGGTGAAAGGATGGATAATAGACGCCATGGGTGACGCGGAGTTCCGTAAACTAATCCTTCGGGAAGGTTTCAAAACGGCGGATTTCATTCCCGGTGTTCTTGGTGCTGGCACGGGCATGGTTGGGACGGAAGATTTCACTACCGGGAAACTGACGGTACGGAATTACATGGAGGTGATGGCACTCGCCATTGCACAGGTATTTTGGCGTGGAGGGCAAGACGTGTATTCTCCATCAGGAATGAAGGTCAACAAGGTGGAGGAATATGGCGATTACTGGCGTTGCTACATGGATACATCCGAGGGACAGGTTAACACTTGCACGATCGGGGCGCAGATGCGTTGTGACAAGTACGGGGATGGCAAGAAAAAATATTACTGGAACCTTGTAACAAATACTGGGGAGAATTATATTGATTTGTCGAAGACAGACCGGGACGGTGTTGACGTGCCGGAGGTGGGGGATGAACTGGCGCAATTCGGACACAGGACGGACCCGAATCTCTCTTGGATCCTTGTTATTTCCTCGATGTCGGAGGATGCTGGGATGACGATGTACGCCGGGGTGGATAGTTACACGCTCTCGGGAAAATGGGCTATTAGAGTGGGTAAAGACCCGAACGGGAGTAACCGGGTGGGAATATTCACGAAAAACGGGGAGTTCTCTGATGTTATTGAGGGGTTGGAGGAAAAAATTCAAGACGCCATAGCCAAAACAGTAGACATAACCGCACCCTCTCAAGTGTTTAAATACGAGGCGGCTTACACGGGTACCCCAACCCCGGCAAGCATCCTTTTAATGGCACTCCCGAGGAATTTCACGCCGACGTCGTACCAGTGGCAATTTTTAAATGGCAGCACTTGGACGAACATAAGCGGGGCGACCTCCTCGACTTATTCGGTTGCACCGGGTAACACCACGTTGTTTCCTCCCGGTGTTTACACGAGAACATTCCGGTGTGTATGTAACGGTGACGAGAAATTGTCGGATAATTTCACGCTTGCCAAGTTAGCGGATGGTGCAATAGGGCAGCCCGGAGTGGCGGGCAAGGGGGTAAAAAGTACAGTGGTAACCTATCAAGACTCTACCTCCGGCACGACGGCACCCACGGGAACATGGTTAGCAAGTATTCCACCCGTGGCGGCTGGTTCTTACTTGTGGAGCAAGACCGAGATAACGTACACGGATAACTCTAAAAGCACGATGTATTCCGTGGCAAGGATGGGAACGAATGGTACTAACGGGAACGCCGGGAACGGGGTAAGCGGCACGGTGGTGACGTACCAAGCCTCAACTTCCGGCACGACCGCACCGACTGGGACGTGGAGTAACACCATTCCCCCGGTTTCGGCAGGTTCTTTCCTTTGGACGAAAACGGTAATTAGTTACACGAATGGAACTAGTTCGACAATCTACTCCGTGGGAAAGATGGGTAACACGGGAACCCAAGGGATACCCGGCGAGTCTGTCAACGGGAAGATGTTGTATAAAGACCCGGAATTTAAAGTAGGGTTAAACGGGACTAGAACTTATGGTGCGCAAAATGGCGGGGGAACCGTGGTAATATCTCGCACGAAAAAATCAACAGGTCAAAATCAAGCGGGATCGTTGACATCCACCGAGGCGGCCCAAATAAAGGAAAAACTAGCGGGTTCCCCGTACTCGGAATCGGATTGGTGCTTGTACATCAAGTGTCATGGTGGCACGTCAACAGGTCATCTAGGAGGATTCTACTTCGGGAATCAATCGAGAGCGAATGCCGTGTTCATCGTTAAAGTTAGTGCCAAAATACCCGTCGGGTACACGCTTAAAAACGCTCATAATTCACATGGAACTGGTTACAAGCAAGAATTTCTAACCCCCATGGTGGGAACGGGGAAATACGAGACTTATATTTTCAAGGAAACTTGCGGTCCAACCGGAACTTTTAACACCGTGAATCACCTTTACCTTTCTGGCCCGGTGACAACCGAGGCCGCCCCTTGCGAGTGGTTCGTGGATTACGCAACTGTCTTTGACCAAACGTCGGACGGGGATGCCGATATAGAAATCG